CCTTTCCTAATAATATTTTATTATTATTATAACACAACCATATTACATAAGGTTAGATACCATGAAACCACGATAATAGTTATTACTAGCAGAAGTAAGAGCACCACTACCTTGAACAGTACCACCAGCAAAAGGATTAGCAACTAAACCATAACGAGTCTTGAATCCGATTTTGGGTTGGAATGTATTAGTATCAACAGCACGAACCATTTGTAGTGGTACATAAGGACAATAGAACATACCGGAATCGTATGTAGTACCTTTATAACCAACTACTGCAAATTCGTTAGCAGAACCAATAGTAAAGTAAGGATCAATATAAACACGAATACGACCAAATAGAGTACCAGCAAAAGTATTACCAGTATCATCTACTTGTAGTTGTACTTGACTACCTAAAGCAGAACTATAGTCTAATAGACCAGCCATTGCTAAGGCAGAAGCAACATCAGATGAAGTAATCATGATATTACCTTTACCTCGACGAGTAAGTTTTGCGATAGCATTAGCTTCTCGTTCAATTTGGAACGCAAGACCTTTAATCTTTTCAACCATCCAACGACCATTAGAATCGGTATCAAGATTGAATGTACCAGCATAAGTAGTACCAACTTGAGCACCAATTTTAGCGATCTTATAAACAGTGCGGACAACTTCGCGGTTAATTTCCGCTAGAATTTCAGTTGAAAGAATATTGGCTAGTTCGGTTTCGGCATCTAAACCATGAACAGCTTTAAGGTCTTGAGCTAGTTCAATAGAATAAGATGCTTTTAATGCGCGGGATTTAGCAGCAACACTAACTTTTTCGATACTGAAACCCATTTCTTGGAATGCACTACCACCAGTATCACCAAGAGATTCAGCAGTAGCAGTAGGCATACCAGGACCAGCAGCAACAGAAGCCTGAGTAAAGGTATTACCAGTGTCAGTATTAACAGCAAGGGCTAGGTTGTTCTGAGTACCGACAACACCAGAGAAGAAGGTATTAGCTTCATTATAGAATGCTTCTGGACCAGTCTGAGATTCATAATTAGAACGCATGGCAAAGATAAGTTGAGTTGGAGCCATCATTGGCTGTACACCACAAATATCATAAGCCATTAGATTAGGTAATGATCGACGTACTAAACTAATAAGAATTGGATCAAAACCAGCAACGGGACCAGTAGCAGTAGAGTCAGAACCAAAACCACCAGTACCAACCTGCATAGTAGGACCAGCTTCGTAAATCATACCGGATTTCTGCATTTCCACTGCTTGGTTTTCTAGGATAATAGCAGTAACGGCCTTACGATAAGGGTCTTTGATTACAGGAAGATCGGGATGATCAAGAACACCTTCCCATTTTGTTTGTAGATTTTCTGAAAGATACATAAAGATTACTCCTTAAATTTTATAAAAATTATTTTTTTGTTTTAGAAATTGCTTGTGATACTGCATTAACGAATGGATCAACAATATGTTTCTTTTCGTCAGTAGTATCTTGGTAGTGTTCATTTAATTGAGTTTCTGCTACTCTACGAACACCGGATGGAAAATAGTTCTCACGAATAGTACCAAGTTTTTCTAAATAATCTTCCTCTGTGGAATAATCTATGCTTTCTGCAAGCATTTTCATTTTTTCTACTTGTGTAGCAGTGAGTCCTTCACAAATTGAATGAACAGCTTCAATCTTTTTAGCTTCTAGTAAAGACTTTTTAAGTCCAATACCATACGTAATTTCGTCATTTAGTTTTTCTTCTAGTTGTTCTACTTTAGCTGCTAGTTCACCAACTAAATCAACTTTTGTTTCGGGAACATCAATATAATGTTCCACAAATAAATCTTTTAAACCAGTAATGAAATCTTCTGCAATTTCACTACGTAAACCACTTTCAATAGCGATTTCATTATCAGAAACCCATTGTTCAATAACATAATCAAGATAATCATTAACTTTATTAGCTAAATCTTCTTTAATAGTATTAACTGATTCTTCAAACATTGCTGAATATTCAGTTCAAGTTCTTCCTTAATTTGAGCAACACGGTCATAAACTCTTGCTTCAAAAATAACTGTAGCTTTTGACTTGAAATCTTCTGAAAGTGTAGTATCATTAAAAATAGAATTAATATCAGATGCAAAATCTACATCTTCTTTTTTAACACCAGTTTTAGCAGCAATAGATGCTTGATTCTGTTTAGAATAATCTGGTGCATTAATATTTAATTTATTAGAA